CATCTTTGCAACACTTTTATAGCATTATTTTAATATATATTGCATAAAATTCGTACAAAGTTGCATTAATATATAAATTATGTATAATTAATCAACAAGTTCGTGTTTATACAAGGATGTATATATAATGAGTGGTTTAAGATGTTTGTCATGCGCAGGTTCCGGCAAGGTCATGGGTGGCGGCATGATATATAAAGATTGCATGGAATGTAATGCGTCTGGGAAAAGAACTACGCTCGATGTAGTCATGAATAAAGAGAGCGAAGAATATAAAATATCATTAGAAAAAATAAAATCTCTTGATGATAAATTAACAAATGATGATGCTAAAAAATTATTAGATGATGAATTACAAAGAATAGAAAAAGAAGAAAAAGTTATTCCAATTAAAAAGAGGAAAAAATAATATGCCAGCCGGAAGACCAACCGATTATCGACCAGAAATGTGTGGCGAAGTTATCGAACTTTTAAAAGAAGGTGCTTCTATTGAAGAAATCGGATTAGAGCTCGATGTAGGCTATACTACCGTATATTTATGGATGGATAAGCATCCAGAATTTATGAAGGCCGTAAAAAAAGGTCGTGAGTTTTCTAAAGGCTGGTGGATGAAAGAAGGACGCATTTCGATGCGCGATAAAGATTTTAATTCAACACTTTGGTACATGAATATGAAGAACCGTCATGGGTGGGCAGATAAGCAAGAAATTGCTGCAACGGTTACTGAAGAAACACAGCGGCAAGTTCGACAAAAGCAAAAAGACTTATGCAAATAGTAGATGAAAATTATTTAGCAAAACAAAAAATCGTTGATTCTCTTTTACATTTCACACAATTATTTTATTGGTTTCGAACAGGGCGCGATTTTGAATTGTCATTGCCGCCTGGTCGCGAATCACATTACCTAATAATTTGTCGAGAATTAGAAAGTGTATTCGATGGTGATTGTAGTCGTTTAATAATTAATGTTCCACCGCGTTATGGAAAAACCGAGCAGGTAATACACTTCGTTGCATGGGCAATGGCGCAATATCCTGATTCAAATAATTTATATATTAGTTATGCGCATTCACTTGCAAAGAAACAAACACATATCATTCGATCCATTATGCAACTAAAGCAATACCAAGATTTATTCAACATTAAAATAAAGGAAGATACCAGTGCAAAAGATAATTTCGAGACTGAATTGGGTGGCTCTGTGTATGCTGCTGGGGCTGGTGGATCTATTACAGGTCGTGGTGCGGGCATTAAAGGTTGCAGTCGGTTTGGTGGATGTATCGTTATTGATGATATACATAAGCCTGACGAAGTTACGTCAGACACTATCCGAGAAGGTATAAATGAATGGTATTATAATACGTTGCAATCGAGAATAAATTCGCCAGATACCCCTATTATTTTCATTGGGCAACGATTACATGAGAATGATTTAGCGGCGGCATTAATAAAAACAGGTGATTGGCGAACCTGTATTATTCCTGCGATTGATGGTGCTGGGAATCCATTGCATCCAGAAATGCATAGCTTGCCGACTTTAAGAAAGATGAAAGAAACATCGCCTTATAATTTCGCAGCTCAATATCAACAAGACCCGCAACCGGCAGGCGGTGGTATTTATCGTATTGAATGGTTCAAGCGGTTAGAGAATGAACCAAAAATGTTGGCGACATTTATTACCTGCGATAGCGCAGAAACTAAAGACGAAGTGAATGATGCGACTGTATTTTCATTTTGGGGATTATATAAAATATATTTGCCAACCGGTGTAGATACGGGAGATTATGCAATTCATTGGTTGGATTGCGTAGAGCTTCGAATAGAACCCAAAGACTTATCGAATGCATTTTTGAACTTTTATTCCGATTGTAATAAGCATGATGTGAAACCGTCTTTAGCTGCAATAGAAAATAAGTCAACGGGTGTTACATTGGCATCAACGTTAAGCCAATATCCTGGATTGCGTATTATTAAAATACCGCGTGATCGATCATCTGGCAGCAAGATCACGCGCTTTCTAGAAGCGCAGCCTTATGTTGCTAAAGGTTTGATTAGCTTGCCTGATTTTGGTAGACACACGAACATGTGCATTGAACATTGTCGTAAAATAACTGCAAATAATGCTCACCGATTTGATGATATATGCGATACCATGTATGACGCTATAAAGCTTGCATTGATCGACAAGACCATCATACATAAAGCGTTAAAGCCCAGTGATGATCCAGAATTCGCAAAACGATTAATGAGTCATGCGAAACATATAGAGGATTTGAAGAGGAAAGCTTACAAATAGTACGATGTCGTAATGTATAGTACAGCTATAAAATTAGGTAATGTGATGTGATGTGATGTAATGTAAGGTTAGGCAACGCAAGGACAATACAATAAGAATAAAGTGATGTAGTGTACTGTAATGTGTTGATAAGCAATGCAATGTAAGGTAAGGAAAAATAATAGTGTAAAGTGGAGTAAAGCTATGTCATGTGTTGAGATGTAAGGCAGCGTAATGAATATAGGAAGTTCTGGTGTGTTGTAATGTAAAGTACTGTAAGGCAGTGTGATGAAAAAATATAATAGATATAAACCAAGAAAGGAAAATATAGAATATAGAAAATTGGAAATAAAAAAAAAGAGAAGATATTCTCCGCGAAAGAAGCATGTTATTGATTGGGTGAAGTCTTTGTATAGCAAGAAAATTGTGCGACCTTCTGTAGCGTGATGTGTTGTAGAGTAAGGTAAGGTAAGGACAATACAATAAGAATAAAGTGATGTAGAGTGCTGTTTTGTGAGTTAAGTCAATCTAAGGGTTTAAAATATTTTTTTATACCGAAGTGGTTTGGTATAGTGATGTTATATCGTGTTTCGTAATGTAATCTAAGGAAATAAAATGAGTATATATTTAGATGTAGAGATAAAGGGAACAGAGCCGTTGTTGATGAATCGATTTATTGATGAGTCTGGGATGGTAAAAGAAAAGAATTTATCGCCATTAGAAATGGCGAAGAAAAAATGTTATGAAGATAAAGAAGGGCTATATTATCCGACGGATAATATTTATTCATGTTTGATTGAAGCGGGTAAATTTCATAAGCATGGAAAGGTAAAAGTTACGACAGCAAGAAGTTCGTTGATACCTGCGGGATTGAAGATATCCGGCGATAGAATATATTTCAAGACACCGAAGACATGGGAGATTGATTCGCGTGCCGTTGTAAATCCTGCGACAGGGGGTCGAATGATGTGTCACAGGCCGATGTTAAAAGGTTGGGAATTAGAGTTTACATTGATATTAGATACAACGATGTTTAGTTCTAAATTCATTAAAGAATTATTGCATGATGCTGGTTCTAAAGTAGGACTTGGTGATTATAGGCCGCAACGCAAAGGAAAATATGGAACATTTATCGTGGTGAATTGGAAGGAACATCAATAAAACGGCGTTGAGTAATATATTATAATATACTGTGATGTACTGCGATGTAGTGTACTGTAATGTGTTGATAAGCAATGCAATGTAAGGTAAGGTAAGGAAAAAGAATTATGTGGGGACATGTAATATAAAGTTATGTACTGTAGCGTAGTGTAATGTGGGGCGATGTAAGGTAAAGATTATAAAAAGAATCGGGTTATGTCGGATGATGTATTGTAAGGTTAGGCAATGCAAGGCAAGGATTATAGAGCAAGGCAATGTGTTGGGAAGTATAGTGGTGTGTGGTACGTCATGGTGTTGTAGGGTAAGGATATGTTAGAAGCATGCGCTCAGTGTCAAGACAAAGGTACGCCATGGGCGTGGTCTGAAGAATATAAAGGACATATTTGCATGGACTGTTATTATGATAAGATAGAATATGAGTTAGAAATGGAGCTATCACATGGAAGTGGCAGCGAACAGGCACCAGGATCAATTAGCACGTATAAAGAAGTCGGTTAGGCAATCATACGATACGTTCAAGCCGAATTATGACCGGTATAATGAGTTTAAGCGTTTTGTATTTGAATCATCGCTGAAAGAGGAAGAGATCACGTTATTGATGACGTTATCTAAGCCTCAGCTTGAATTTAACGTACTAGAAGCTTATATATCGCGTTTATTGGGTGAATTCTCAAAGCAGGAACCGGATATTGCCGTCTCTGCGGATGATGAGAATGAAGCCGATCCGATCACTATCAAAGTAATAGAGCAGCACTTACGCCATACTCTATGCGATTCATCGAACAATCACACGAAATATGAAGTCTACAAAGATTTGTTGGGCGGTGGATTTAGCATGCTCAAAGTGTATACGGATTACGCTAATAGTATGTCATTTAATCAGATTATCAAGATTGATCGGGTTTTCGACCCAACTTTATGCGGATTTGATCAGTTAGCGAGGATGTCACATAAAGGAGATGGCCGGTTTTGTTTTGAACTCTTTCCTATGTCGAAAGAAAGTTTTCTGGAAGAATACTCTGACATTAATATCGAGAAATTAAACTTTAGACGTGACTTTGCGGGGTTTAATTGGGCTTATTTGAATGACAATGAACCGACGCTGATTGTGGCGGATTATTACGAAAAGAAGAGAAAGGACGTCATGATTGTGCAATTGCGTGATGGAAAAGTGATGACGAAGGCGAAGTATGAACACATACTTGAGACGTGGAGTGAGTTTGAAGCGCCTCCTGCCTTGATGGGTAAACCTCGAAAAACACAGATAGAGTCCATTGACCGATATCGTTTGATTGAGAATATGGTCATAAAGCATGAAGAAACAGATTATGTGCATTTGCCGATTATCTTTGTTGATGGTAATAGCGTAATGGTGAAGACACCTAAAAACGGTAATGTGAGACAGGTGACAAGACCTTATGTATACCATGCAAAGGGCGCTCAGCGATTGAAAAACTATGCGGGTATATCACTTGCTAATGAAATTGAAAATACGATCCAGCATAAATTTATCATCAAGAAAGAGGCGCTTCCGAAAGAAGAAGATTATTTACAAGCGATTAAAGACCCGCAGAAGCCAAGTAATATTATTGTTAATGCGTATTATGAAGAAAACCCAGAGCAACCTATTCCTGAACCTATACGTGAGATAGTGAAAGTACCCGCTCCGCCTGAGATAACGCAAGCATTTCAGGGCACAGATTCATTGATACAAAATGTATTGGGATCGTATGATGCATCATTAGGGATTAATAACAATCAATTGTCGGGAATTGCGATAGTAGAAGCAGCCAGCCAATCCAATGCAACAGCGATGCCGTTTATTGTGGGATTTTTACAAGGATATCAAAGGGCCGCGCAAATCTATGTTGATTTATTTCCGAAATATAATAAAACGCCTCGTACGATCCCGATTATGGACGAAGACGGGCATAAATCGTCGGTGAAGATCAACCAAGAACAAGGTGTTAATATGTTCTATGATGCCAATGCATTAAATGTACGTGTAACCGCGGGGGCTTCTTTCCAAGTGCAGAAATCACGTACTATAATGATGTTGAAAGAGATGATGGGCATGTCGCCACTATTCGCGCAATTTATTGCAGAAAAAGGATTGCCATTTGTATTGGATAATATGGAAGGAAAAGGGATTGATCAACTTAAGAAAATGGTTGATAGCTGGTTACAAGAAATGCAAGAACAGAAGAAGGCAGCCATGCAGCAACAGCAACAAGAATCTCAGAATAATCCGCTTGTTCAGAAGAATCAGATTGCGATGGCGAAGTTGCAGCAAGATGCTCAGAAACATGAAAAAGAATTTAAACTTGATATGGTTAAGATACAAGCAGAAGTTCAAAAAAATCAAATGCTAATGGAGCGTGAACGTGAAAGAGATGCAGTACAGATTGTAAAAGCGCAGACAGAACGAATGGTTCATAACGTGGACGCTCGCATAAAGAATCATGATAATATGTTGAAATATCATGACCAAGATCATAGGCATAGAAAGGAAATAGCAGAAGTGCATATCAAACATGAGGACATGCGCAGAAAACATGCGAAACCACATCATAAAGGATCTAGATGAAAATATGTGTTGGACAAATGTTTGCGTGGAATCCTGATCCTATATTAGCGGTTGAGTTTCCAGGATTAGGCGTTATTCCTACAAAGATAACGAATGATGAGCCATTTCCCTATATTGATTTGACAAAGGGCCAACTAAAAATATTAATGAAAGAGATCGAAAAGGAATTAAATGATGTCAAAGAAACCGACATACCAAGACTTCAGGGATGCTACTCCCTCGGAGCTGAAAAAAACATATAAAATGAATGAAAGAAAATTGGAGAATTCATTTAGACAAGTTGCATTGGAAGGTGCATCACAAATCGATATGCGTAAAGAATACGAAAAGTTTTATAGACGAAATAGGAGGGATGCGTAATGCCGTTGAAGAAATCAACAAGCAATAAAGCATTTAGAGAAAATGTTCGTGCTGAAGCCCATGCTGGAAAACCAATTAAGCAGGCAGTTGCCATTGCTTATTCTGTTAAACGTAAAGCGGCTAAAAAAGGAAAAGGAAAATGAAAAATAAAAAAAAGACATGCGAGAAAAACATGAAACACGAACGCAAGGAAAAACGAATGTTCGATGAACTTGAGCGCATGCATAAAAATATTAAGCCTGAAAAAAGGAGAAAGTAATGGGTAAAGAGAAATGGATTCAAAAAGCGATAAAGCATCCTGGTGCTTTACACAAAGAACTGCATGTAAAAGAAGGGAAGAAGATTCCGGCGAAGAAGTTAGAAAAAGCAACGCATGCAAAAGGGAA